GGTTTTCTAGTTCCGTTAGTTGTAATACTAAGCCAAAATCCTTTAGTTTTAATGTATTCTATTAGTTCTTCTATATCTGAGTGTACACAAGGTTCGCCACCGGTTAATGACAATCTTACTTTACCCTCTAAATTTGATAATTTATCTACAGTAGTTTTTAATACATTAATATCAGTATGTGGACTGACATTATCATGTATCATTGAAGGACAGTAACTGCAATTATAATTGCAGCGTTTTCCTATATTCCATTCAATCTTAATAGTATTTTGGTGTGGCCAACGACCAATTATCTTATACATATGGAATAAACTCTGGTACCGCAGTCAATAAACTTTGATTACGGCTATTATCTAAAGCATAATTAAAAGATAAAAAATCTCTCCATAAATTATGCTGATCTTTTGCCCTTAAGTAATTAATATTATCTTGAATTTGCTGATGTGTAATTTTGCCAATAAGAGAATTATTTAAAATCATTGGCCATTTATCAATTTTCACTTTAACCTTTTCTAATCTATTAATAGCTAATTCTTTTAATTCACCGGGCAATACCTGTGCAGATAATAAATTTGGATAACTTACTCTATGACTATAAAATATTATATTCATTTTATTTATAAAATAGTCCACACATTCTGCTGCTTGTAATATATTACCTGCTTGTGCGGTAAATGCTCCTACTATTCGGCTAACATTTTTTATATTTTTAATTTCTCGGATATTATTTTCAACTTCATTAAAATTACTATTAGTGCGAATATAATTATAAACTTCATGGATTCCATCAAGACTAACATTAACGGCAATGCTTCTAAAATAAGGCCAATAATCGTGTATAGTTCTATTTTTTGTAATTCCTAATGTCGTTCCGTTAGTTGCATATTTTAATTCAATATTTTGACCATATGGTTTTAACATATCTAGTATTTTATAATGTTGAGGGTCCATTAATGGTTCACCCCCTGCAAATTCTACTCGACGAAAATGCGGCAGTAGTTTTTCGAAATCAACCCACCAGTTATCACTATCATCAAATGGTCCTATATATTGCCCGGGGTTTTTAACTAATTTTTCAACAGTAGGTACTAGATAGTTTTTTTCCTTATTATAAAAGGGTTTAACAATATTCCAATCTTGCCAGGTAGTACTATCTAATGGATTGCACATCCTACATTTCAAATTACATAAATTGTTTAGTTTGATTTCCATCGTTGGAAATTCAAAGGGCAATATTTCTTGTAATGATGTATTTGGGTATAAATTAATTCGAGCTTCTGGAATAACACCTTTAATATGTCGTTGGCGTAAACTTTCAACACCTTGGTCTTCCAAATCGAAACAAGGTTTACATATATTCGGTCTTTCATTATTTAATACTTGTCTACGCACAGTCTGCATAGTCTCGTTGTTCCAAATTTGTTCTAATGAATTTTCTTGTATCCACCCAACAGGCAAGCTGCGACAGCAAACTTTAATTGCACCATCTTCTCTGGTGGCCAAACCTGTAAAAGGGTGCATACAAAATGTTTTACTTTGACTGTTCAATTGCCCAAGCTCTTTCTTTACACCAAAAACATGTACCGCATTGCGGTACAATTTGACCTGTAACATATGTTTTATAATCTAGATTACCAAATACTCCCTCACAACTGCGGGTCAGATTAAATAAGTCTAGTATATCTAATTCATAATATGTTTTATATATCTCATTTTTTTCTTTAAATCTAAAGGGATGAAAAACATGAAATCCCATATGGAGCATTGACTCTAAATGTTTATTGTTTTCATTTGGCTCAATATCTCTTGTGGGCATGCCTGCAAAATCTGCATTTCTTGGATTTCTAGTTACTCCATTATAATACGCCTCTACATTATTTTGAAAACATATATATTCTGTAAAAGCTCGTAATTCTAAGGTATCTCCGGAAACTAGTTTACCATATTCATCAATGATAGTTTGACCCTTACTTCCCCATTCTAATTCAGGGGGCACAAAATTAACATGAATTTTAAATTCTATGTGCGTAAATTGAGACTTTAAATAATTTACAACTTTTTTAAAATCATCTTGCTGCCATGGCTTAGTTTTCCAACAACGAATATTATTAATAATATGAACTTTAGCATTAGTTATTTTTGAACATACTAAATACGCTAGCAATGCGCTGTCCGCCCCGCCACTTAGTGCTATAGCAATATTTTTATATGATGGGTCTACAGTAATTTCTAACATAAAATATATTTAATGATAAAATTTATGATGATAAAAAAAACAAACTTTCAATTCTCATTGTCGGATATTCAGGAAGTTATAGCTATACTTCCCGATAACGATATCGTGCTCAACAAACCAACTGGTGATTTTTTTTATGACCCGTGGACTATAAAAGAAGAATATAAAAATTCCGTTTTTAATAAACTTATATCCGCACTACCCAATATTGGACAAGCGCGTTTAATTAAATTAGAGTCTAGTGAATCATATTATGCTCATGCAGATATAGATGACAGATACCATATGAGTATACAAGGTAATAATAGTTACTTGATTGATTTAGTCAACAATATTATGTACTCTGTTCCAATAGATGGATGTTGGTACCATATGGATGCTGGTTTAATACATACCGCGTGTAACTTTGGTGAAATTTATCGATTTCAATTTGTAGTTAGAAATTTATTATTACACAGTGTTAGCAGTAATCTAGTTCACGTAACTGTAAAACCAAATACTGTCAATAATAAATTACGATATTATTTAGATAACACTTTGAGTAGTTGGCTTAATAAAACAAATAAAAAACAAATGATGGATCAATTTAAAGCTGATATGTCAACTTGTACGCTTAATTTTTTATTAGACAAATGTTTAATAGAAGATTTAAAAAATAATATTCATCAAAATTTTGATGTAATAATAGTCTAAAATATCAGATATAACCTATAATCATGTATCTATCATATAAAGGTAATTGTAGTTTTTCTGCAAATATAATATTCAGACGGCATTGTTCCTGAAATTCTTCTAGATTCTTACTAATACGAACATGTTCTGCAATATCGTAATTATTACCTTGTACTACTATTAGTGCGTCCATTGGAGTATTTTTTAGCCATATATCATATTGTTCTTGTGTAATATGTTCACTAACAGTGTTTATTAAAATATCGGCCGAATAGTTTTTTAATATACACATATCGTCCGTTATTGCAGTAAAACGACCTTGATTATATTCGATACGATTCATTTCTATAGCAATATTTTCGACATTTGGATCAATATCTACACTACGAATACTTGCAATATTTAAATCAGATTGAAACAACATACTTGCTAGAGTGCCAACCCATCCGCCGTGAATTTCAATGATTAATGATTTTTTATTATCATTGGATCTAATAATATGCCCTACAGAATTTATTAGCCATTCTTTACTTTTAATTTGCCCACTCCAAAAAGCATCCAATGTACGATTTGGGTTATTTGAAATGCGTATAGCATTCATCCAATGGTGCAAGTGTTCAGTATCTATAATCATTAATTTTAATATTGCTCACGAAGTCGATCAAATACTCCGCACTGTCTAGCGCATTCATTTAATGGGGAATTGGCCCATGTTTCTTTTATGCGATTAAAATACCCGCTTTCAAAAATTTCTTCTAGACTTTGCTGTTTTAAATTGGGAAAATTATTAATGACATCTACATAATTATTTCTACCCGGGTCGTTGGGAGTTCTCCACTCTAATTCTAACCAACAACAAGGAGCTACATTTCCATTCGCTCCTATATATAATTGTTTCCACTCTACTGATTTACATTGAATTGTCGGATTACTAATTTTTTGTGCATTGTCCATTTTGACAAACATTGTTTGACTTTTCTTAGATGGTTTAATAATATGTACGGTCCTACCATGGTCGTTTAATACATTTAAATGATCATTTTTAAATCTAGTAGTATGTTTAACATTGAATTCTTCAAACCCTAATTTTTCACTTAATTTTCTACACTCATCAATTTGATGTTCATTGTGTTCAAAAACTAACATAGTCCAAACAGCACGGCCGCCGGCATTAATAAATGTAGTGGCATTTTCGATAATATCATTAAAATCAGTAGAAACTCTATATAAAGAATGAGTGTCTTCTAATCCGTCTATTCCAAATGTTACTTGAGTGTTAGTATATGCTAATTCTTTCCACCAATGTTTAGTTCTAGCACTACCATTGGTATGAAAACTTATGTTTAACTTAGGATTTATTTCTCTAGAATATTGAATAATTTCTAATGTATCAGCAGCAACAATAGCGTCACCTAAGTTGCCGCAAATTAGTAATACTTGTAAATTTTTTATTATCTTTGTTGGAATCCATTTTTTATATTGATCTAGCGTTATCTCAACTAAATCAAAAAAAGGCATTATTCTACCACCTTGAATCCTTCTTGGACACATGGGGCATTTTGCTTGACATTTAGTCGTTATTTCTAAATGTATGCTTTTTATATCATCTAATTTATACATATTTTTTCTTTTGGTAATTTACTATCAGCACTGCTTACGCAAATTTTTGTAATACAAATTTTTGGTGAATCAAAAATCTTAAATCCATCTGTTAGAGTACCTAAATTGGGGTCAATACAGCTATAACTGCGTTTGACTTCATTTTCTCTAATTACTATGCCTTGGTAACCACTGTTACACATCCAACCGTTAAACTGATTAAAACCAAAACTATTAAATCTTTCTGCTTGGTCTAACCACCATACTTTTTGCGTATCATCTATTAATTTGACCTGTAGTAACTGTTCTTCTGCTACATGCTGGGGAAACCCATTCTGCATTATCTCAATCATTTGTGCAGTATATCCATCTACAACTTTATTTGCCTGTGCATTTGATTGTGGCTTTAATGTCACATTAATGCCTCGCTCGTGAAATCTATTACACCTTTCATATAGTTCTGTAAAATGTTCGGGAACCATGACTTGATTTATTGTAACAAATACTCCGCTATTCATTAAATGTAAAATTTTGTCCCCAAACTCTTTTTCATTTGCAAACTCATGATGATAACTAGCGGTAATACTACGACGTTTACTTAGGTTAGTCGTTTCTAACCATCTGTCCCACCATTGTATTCCGGGACTTAAATTGGTAGTCATGTGAAGACTATCACAATGTACTTTGCCTACTATCTCTAGTAAGTATCTATATGCAGTAGGCTCACCGCCGCTAAAACTCCAATGAAAATTAGTGAACCTGTTGTTGCCAGCCTGTAGTCTAATTTCTTCCATTGTGCGTATATAGACTTCTAAAGTTTGATGATCTGGTGTTTGAGTATTAGCATAAGGCCAACAATAGCTACATTTATAATTACAAAATCTACCCAATATCCAACTAATACTAAACAGGTTTTTGTCTAGCATAGTATTTTGCCCGAACTTAATTATTCTATCAAATGGTATATCATTGAAATTGTTCGTCATATATCTTTCTTAACCATTCATAGTCATTGATTAATTGTAATTTACTTATGTCGGCTTTATTATTTTCACCGTAACTTTTGCCAGCTAGCGCACCTTGAATGATCTCTGTTTTATAATTAGTATTATCTGCCACCGTACACCATATATGTAATCTATTTAATGTTTCTTTACTATTTTGCCTATCAATTATTTGACTGCTTAATTTCACACATTCTCGAAATGCCCCGCGCCAAGCCCTAAAGGGATCGACAGCGAAGTTTGTAATATTACTAATAACAAATACGGGTCTGTAATCCGAGCTAATACTGGTAGTCATATCCGGCTTAGTCATATCCATAGTCAAAACACTCTTACGAGGTAGTAGTTTAACACCGCCATAGCCGTACTCTAAGCCGTTAACAGGATTAATCGCTCTCCAAACTCTAACACAGTTCATGTCCCAGTTAGGTGCCCTGAAATCAAAATTAAAATTTTCTAC